CTGGCGGACTAATATCCTTTCTTCCTGAAACACCTACAGGTATTTCTTCGGCTTCTATTTCAGAAAACGTAGTTACTTTTAGTTCGCCTTCTTCTAAATATACCACAGGTGGATTATCAAGTCTGTGGTATCCATATAATTTTTCTTTAACAGGAACACTGGTGTCCAGCATTGGAGAACGCGCCCCAATAGAAATGTCTATTCCTGCGTCCATACACTTGGACAACCAAAATTCACAACAACCTCTTCCCAATTCCCCAAAATGAACATTGGTTGAATAGCTAAAATCTGCTCCAAAAATACTAAGTTTATCTACTTTTTTCCACAAAGCAAAAGCAATGGCATAGGCAATTGTATTATTAAAATAAGCGCAACCCAAATCCTTAACGATTTTTTTCAATGGATAGAGTTTAATGGCAGGTACTCGTGGATCCAGTTCACAGGAATAAACAGGACATTCCAAGGTTGGTAATATTTTACGCATTACCTCGGTTTGTGGTCCTGCGTCATTTGTATCAAGGAATCGGGAAACAGGGTCCATCATAAAAACACGATCTGTCTTGACTACTGCGCACATGGAATTGATTGCCCAAACCTCATCATATTCGACGCTGTGGGTAATGCTCATGTGATAATCCAATTGGCTTTGCCCCATGGCAACAAGGGCAATATGTTTGCCTTTCAGTCTTGGTTTACGCACCTTTATTGTGGAGACATTGGCGCTGTTATTGGAGCCCGCGTGCGGTCATATCTGTTTTCATCATGGGTTGCCCGACCTTCCATCAAGGTTTTCAGGCGCACCAAATTGTCTTGAAATCGTGTTTCAAACATAGTCGTTTCATTTAAGTCCTGTTTCATAAAAGTACTGGCCTCGACCAAAGAACCATATAACAATAAATCCGGTGCATTGGTACCGAGCCAACTGGTGCCACCAGAAGTTACAGTTATTGATTGGGGTTGATAGAGATAATGCAGTTCAAAAGTTAAATTAGCATTGGGCGTAGGAGCTAGAATAAAAGTATTATCATCAAATTGAGCATAATATTTTGGCACTCCCGTAGTCGCTGCTGTGGTAATATAGTTTCGCATAAAGCTAACATGCTTTAATAGCAAATAAGAATATTCACTGTCGCTGTTTAATACAGCCAAACTCATGGGTGAAATGAAATCGGAAGGCGCTCCCAAATAGGTGTTTCCAGAAGAAGCGGTTCCGGTAACATTTTTCCTGAATACATTGAGCTCAATTGTATTAAAAACACGATTTTCTGCTTGCACAATGAAATTGGTTAAATTTGAAGTAAAAGTACTTTCATCGTTGTCCATGTATTCCTGGACGGCTGTTTTCAATGTTGTAAAAGTAAAACTCATTAGACTGGTCCTGCTGTTGCTATGCTACCACCTCCGGTTACGTCGCCTGTGGTCGCAGTGCCGGTGGAAGTAAATTTATATTCATTTGTGTCCACTACAGTTATTGTATACCCACTTGCGCTTTCAAGCACGGTTGTTGTTATTCCATCAAAGGCTTCTGTTTTTCTAAGGCGCACAGTATCACCTGTAGTCCTGTTGTGTTTGAACTCTGTTACTTTAATTACTGCATTGGCTCCAGAGGCCTCGGTCCTGAAAGGATTTAAAGATAAAAGAGTTTGCGCCGGACCTACTGAAACAAAGACTCCTCCGCCTCTTGCACCACTGGTTCCGGTTCCGGCAACAGCGGTAAAAGTATAAGTATCTGCATCAACTTTTGTAATGCTATAAGCATCTGGGTCAACTAAAGTTGCAACGGTGAAACCATCAAAGGCTTCCGCTCCCCTAAAACGTACTTTGTCCCCGGTGCTTCGTCCATGGTCATCTTCAAAAACTTTGATGACTGCGCTTGCAGAAGTGGATAAAAAAGGATTATTGGTCAAAAGAGCTTCAGCAACTGGTTCAGTTCTATCCGGTCTTGGATTTCTTAAAGCCTGGGGGTCTGCTAAAATATGTGGAGGATCCAATTGCGGTTGTTTTGTGTCAAATTGATCTGGACCCACACGAAGACCGTTCCATTGCATCTTCATGTCTTTTAGTCTATATCTTTGCCCAGAAATATCACAAATACCCCAAGCATATTTTCCTGCTGAAAAAGCCACTAGATAACTACTCTAGGAGGAACAAACCTAGAGCTTACTGAATCAATATCTTCAAAAGCTGCTCTATCGAACTCTTCATCATATAACTGTTTTAAAAGCTGAACTCTGTCTGGAGCACGTTTTATTGCAAGATAGTAAGCAAGCCCAGCAGTCATACAAGGAAGAAAGCGGAAAACTGTTTCCATATTATTGGTATAGTCTCCAGCATCTTGCATCCTAGTTAAAGCGTAATAATAAACTACATCCGTAGAATTTTCCGGTGTAGGAAACAGATAAATACGAGGCGTTATATGTCTCTCAAGAAAGAATTGAGTAGGCCTGGCTTCAATAGATTTTTTAGGTGTATATAGATAATCAGACCGACTAATTCTTTCTAATTGAAAATCTGTACTATCACGTTGGATAACAGCAGAAGTAATATCAACTACATCTGTGCCCAGGTCTTCATAATTAGTTCCTTCAGTAACCGTAAAACTACTTTGGGTAATTAACCACTGATTAAGCCCTCTGTTTGCCCATTCAGCAATCATAAGGTTTAATGAACGTCTTGCGGTTTCTAAATCGTAACCAGTACGAAGTTCAATACCACATCGCTCATAAGCTTCTTCTATAAGCTCATCGACACTCAGATCGAATGAAGTAGTACCGGAAGTGGCCATTGTTAAACCTTACGAGATTTCTTTTTAGCTTTCTTTGCTATTTTTGGTAAAAAGACCTCTGCTTTACCTAATTGATTTAGCACAGGTCCACCATATTTATAGCCTTTAGCTTTGGACTTAGCCCAATTTATTCCTTCCTGTATTGCTCTTCTTCTGTTTGTTAGTCCAGGCATTGTTTACTCCTAGTTATTGGGTGCTTCGTAATATTTTAAGAACTCACACCATACAGTATATTCGTTTCCAGCGTCCGCCGTTGATGGAACTACTAAAAGAACGTCTCCTGTATAACCAGATGCTTCTGTATTAACCAGTCCTCCAATTGAACTGAAATCAAACATATTATCGTAAGCTAAAGTCAGAAAAGTAACGTCAGTTGTTGCGTCCCAATCAAGAGATGCTGGCGCGTCCGTTCCTCCTCCAATGCTGTACCATATCTTGTTCAAAGCTACATGGGTACAGGTCTCTTTATTAGCGGACTGACTTAAAGCAGAGACATCTACTAAAGTAGTGCTACTGCCGCTTCCGTCTGAATAAACCGAACAATATGTGACCAGTTTCTTATCGTAGTCGTACTGAATAGTTGGTCCTGTGACTGTATCAGCCATAATTTACCCCCTATTAAGCGTCAGCAAATGGTGTTACTAAAGTTCCTGAACCTAATAACTGTGCTGCAACATGGTATTTAGCACTTGCAATTGCAGTAATTACTACAATGCTTCCTGCTAATCCGCCTTGAGTGGTACCGTTTTGAGTAAAGGTGTCATTAGATGCACCAGAGATAAAAGTTTTACCTCCTGCACTGTCATCAATACCTGTGTAAGCACCACCAACAAATTTGTCAGTGCCATCAGTTGTGATGTCCATATCTGTTGCTGCTGTTACAACAACAAAAGTAAATTGGGCACCCAGATTACATAATTGGCTTGGATCTCCTTTGTCAGTAGGTTCTGTTACAACAATGCTGGGAAGTGTAAATACACCGTCCGCATCATTACATAACAATACTCTACCGGCATGAGAAGTCACCGTTATAGTTGTGTTTGCTGTTAAACTAACAACGGAACTGTAGCCCGCATTAATAAGACCAGCAAGAGACCTTATCGGTCCCGCAAAGGTTGTTTTTGCCATAATTTCCTCCGTTGGAAATAAGTCCTATCGTCTTGGCTTGTCTGCTAGGTCAGTCTATAGGACAAGTTTTACCTAGATGCTTCCATTCTATATCATTAAATTTAAAAAAGAAAGAGAGCCGAAGCTCTCTTTCCTTGTAATACTGAGTAAGAAAGTCTGCTTATATTATAAGCAGTGTATTACGTCTTCCATTTCCATTTAGCTTATGCTCCGGGACTGCCAAAGACAGTTCGAGGGTCAGACCACCCGAACGAATATCTTTCGCGAGCCTTGTAGCGTACGTTACCAGTATCAAAATCCGCTTCCATCGAAGTTTTGATTGCTGCACGGTTAAACATTTTAAAACCGTTAGGACAATCTGTCTTGATGAACCACGCATCTGTATCAGTAAGATAATGATTAACAGTATAGCCTTCGGGAATCATTCCCATATTTCTAATAGCGTTAATGTCATTATCTGCCGTTGCTACCCGCCCGGGAGTTTCCAATAAACGATCAGCGGTAAATTGAAGCTCTTTAGGAAGAATTAACTTCATTCCTTGCAAAGCAACTTTTAAACCGCGTTCGTCAGTGAATGCTGCAATATCGATCAATGCTTGTTCTAATGAAGTTTCATTCAGATCGGCTGCTGTTGAAAGCTCATTACGCAAATTAGCTCCACCCACAGTTGGATGGTCTGTTGCGCAAAGTTCTTTCGTGTCGCCGCCCGGATAACTACTATTAAAAGCATTATTCAATACCGCTGCACCTTTGACTTGCTTGGTGTTCGACATACTTCTGGCAAGCGCTCGAGTGTATCTTGCTGACAATTTGTCATAAAGATTATCCTCGATAGCTTCTTCCGTAATGCTGAAAGCCAAAGCAATCGTTTCGTGGGTATACCTTGATGTAAACGCTTCTTGCGCTTGATCAAAGGCTACTCCCGCTCCTTCTGATTTAACGGGGGCTGTGTCAAAACCGGTGAGCATGACCTCTTCTTCAAAAGCCCGGTCACTAGATTCAGTATCGAATATTTGTTCGTGTTCCTGATCATAGCGTCCGTACTCCAGTCCGAAAAGAGCATTTAAGCCTGGAAGCAACTCTTTTACAAGTTGCGCTCTACTTATAGCCATTATTTACTCCTAAGTTCCTGCTACAGCACCTCGCATATAATGCTCATTAATCAGAACGACTAAATTTGCATTATTTGCTGTGAGGTCTCCGTTAGAATCGTCTTGGACCACACCAACAATCTTAAGCTGTAAAGCTGCTGTCGTGTTGATGCTGCTAGAGTCAAGCTCTCTTGTTGCAACGCCCGTTGTCGTACTACCACCAATGCCGTCTGTATCAGCATTTCTGCCCATACAGGTTATAGCTGAAGCACCGTCTGCTTGTACTAGAAACAGTTGGTTAGGGTCGTCATAAATATATACTTCTATGTCGCCACTTCCGAGTGCTGTCGTGCTGGCTGGGTAATAGTTCTTAAAGGTGGGAGTTCCGTCAGAAGCAACATAGTAACAGTGTGAAAACACACCAACAATATTAGCAGAACTAACTGCCGCAGTTTCAATATAACCACCATTGAATATAACAATATCACCTTGATAGATGCTTGTGCCATATCCCGAGGGATTAATTAAATACTTATTTGCTTGCTGAACCGGCCATCCGGCACCTTTATATGGACGAAGCCCAAAGGCTTTATCTACATTGGCCATTTATTTCCTCCGAAATAAAGATGAACGATTACTATTCGGTACCTAAAAAACTTACTTTTCGTCAGCTTTTCTAGTACCACCCATTGTTACACGCGTTTGTCGGTTCGGTTTATGTACCGACATGGAAGGATGAGTGCCGTCCCTGAACAAATCATTGTCAACTGCGTCCATTTGACCTTCGGTCCGAATCTTAAAATGATCCTCGCGCTCTTTGACAGTTTCTTCAGGAATACGGGCTAATATCAGCCCTCCTACCCCAATGCAACCTGCGTGTTTGCCGTCTTCAACGACAGGGGACTCGAATTCCGGATATTCATCTGCTCTCACAGGCTCATATCCTTCGCGGATCTTCGCTGACATATTTTTAGTGTCAGGTTGTCCGCGGACTTCGTGCCGAATCCATCGATGATGATAGCCTTCAGGTGGCTCGGGTGCATCCAATGCGGATGGAGGAGCCCAAGGTTTACGCCGTGTTTCTTTTTCACGACCCTCGGTCTCGCGTGAAGCTCGAGTTGTGTTTTTTACGTTTTTCGTGGTTTTATCCATGTGTTACTCCTTCACGTATTTTGCGTACTCTTCTAGTGGCACACCAAGTTTATTAGCTATAGCGACCTGTGATGGTGTGAGTCTCACAGTCTTGCCGCGCCCTGTTTTCGAACTGCGTATAGCAGATGCGACCGTCTGAGCGGGACGAGTTTCCGGTTCAGAAGAAGCCCCATTAAACTTATGTGGGAATTCTTCTCTCATTCTTTTATCAACTTCATTGTAGTATTGATCAGAAGAAGGATCAAATCCTTCTTCTTCGGTCAGCTGACGATGGACCACAAAACTGGTCATGGTCATGGCTGTATCCTCACCAAACCATGAATTTTTTCTTGCCCATGCTTCCGCTTTAGGATCTGGTGGAGGAGGGGCTGCGCTTGGTTGATTAAAATCAGTTGTGTTTATTGTTTTATTGGCCAAACTTTGTCGAACTTTTCTTTGGTCATTGAGTTTCTTTAGGTTTTGTGCTTCAACTGCGAGACGCGCCAGTTTTTGCTGTGATTCAACCTGCTGGTCAACGTCATCATTTTCAGTAGCTTGTTTTAAAGCAGCCTTGGCTGCTTGAGTTTCGGTCGTGATTCGATTGGCAAATTCAATAATATAATTGCCGTCCAAAGCCGTGTTCCGATTTTTAAGTGTTGAATTTTCCTTTT